CTCCCGGCCTCATGTATGCGCCTTCGTTACCAGCAGTAAAAGCGACAGTTTCTGTCTGCAAAATCTCAGTTCTTAAGATCCATTCGCCAAATCTTTTAGCTTGTCCTTCACTCGTACAGCCTATCGCGCTCGTTTCTATTTCTTTAATCCCATATCTTTGAATTCCTAGTTGGTCTTCTACATAACAAACTGAAGGTTGGTAAAAATTATTCTTATCGTTATATCTAACGATAGCAACTGTATGCCTAGCTCTTTTTGCGGAAGAAGAGTATGCGAAGTTCCCTTCTAGGACATTAGAGTTATTAAAAAGATATATAGGAGCCTTGGGTCTATCTTGGGAGACATATATGCCGCCAAATGCAAAGTAGACTATAGACCTAAAAGCAGAAGCTATATCATTTACTACTTTATAAGCTTCCTCCCTTGAGGTTATAATATGATTTAAAGTAAACCTAGGCTCCAAGCCTCCTCTTCCGTCAGGTACAAGAGTATCACAATATTTAGCTATCTCGTACAGGGTCCATTTATCTACAATATCTGAATCTATATATTCTCCTAGGCCATATCTATTATTAGTTATTAGGTCATAAAAGCACCAAGCTGGATTATTAGTCCATTGCTTCTTGGCACTAAAACATCCGTCCCAATATCCTAAAGGTTCTGTATACTTTCTTAAAATAGGATCGTAGGTGTTTGGCACTTTGATTTTTAAAAGCTTAGTTTCGTAAGCCCTAGTGGGAATCCTAGAAAAGATCTCTGCGCTAAATTTAGAATAAACCATGCCGCAATAAGGGTACCTTATTACAGAGTCGTATATTTCAACTAAAGAGTCTACGAAAGATTCGTTCTTCAAAAAAGAATGTACTGAATCAGGAGTAAGTCTTACTATTTTGACTTCCCAGCCTTGAAAATATTTATAGAATTTGCTATCTCTAGGATTTTCGTTTTTCCAAAGACCTTTGCGAAAGTCTATTTCTATACTTCTTAGATAAGGCTCTTCTATCCTTCCGAAAACAGTTGTGTCTACGTCAGGAGAAGACTTCCAAGCAACATGTAAATCTTCTTGCTTTGGTGTTTGAGCAGTCTCTGCCGAGGTTATAATATTTCTAGTATCATATATTGGTCTAGTATAAATTTGGAATCTTATTTTTCTAGCTTTTGTATCTCCGTTTCCGTAAACTAGGAGCTTCTTTCTTTTTTCATCCTTGCCTCTTCTGCTAAAAAACCCGCCTCTTTTTTTCTTATTAGGCACAGGGACATTGTCATAGGGGTGGTCGTAAAGTACTTCCTGCAGCCTTGTTACTTTTATATTAACTTGTACAGCTACGCACTCTTTATTTAAAACAGAATAAACTTTTGAGTTCCTGTCCACTTCTCCAGCTATAGTAGCGGGGTTGGATTTGTTAAGAGGCCAATTAATTTGATATCCGGGAGTTTTGTCCGTAGTTGACAGATCTAAAGAGGGGCCGAATAATCTTTCTCCTATATTTCTAAATAAAGTTAATTCAAAATTGGTATTACCTTTAGAATCTGCTTCGCTTGGTAAAGCGGCGCTAAGAGAAGGTATTTCTCCTTGAGGCAAGCCTTTTACAGAGTTTAAATTTACTTCTTGGAAGTTATAGAATCCATCCTTATCAACTATAGGAACTTCATTCCAATACACAGATCTAAGATAGCCTAACTCTGTCGTGCAATTCCCGTTTGCATCTAATGCTGTATACGCGTTGAACTTAGAATCTGTATAACCTATATTATTTTCTTCGCCCGCAAATCTATACTCTCCGCTTACTAAACCCTCTATTTCTCCCTCGCATATTAAATCTGCGATTGTTACTACGCTTGTGGCAGAATAAAGATCTGTTTCTCCTTCATGTTTTACTCCTGCCTCATCTTGAATCGGAGGACGAGGGAAAAGCTGTTTTTTCTTTTTACTGCCACCAAAAAACCCCGCCATAAACATAATGCCTTCTGGGTCTGATCCCTCAAAGAGATAAGCGATAAGGATTATCGAAACTGCTACTAAAAAATTTTTCATGGTAGGTCGGTCAGGACTACATTTGCTGTGGTGAAATCATCTCCGTTAGCGATTAGCACGGTGCCTCCGGCTGCTTCGACTTTAGAAACATGCAAATCAGTTGGATCGCAATCAGCAGCGCCGCCTGAAGACGAGCTAACTGTTTCCGCTCTAGTAGCCATTAAGTCATCTATATTAACAGTTTGGCCACTCTTGTCTTTAATTCTATTCCTATAGTCTAGCCCGTAGATTTCGTTACCCCAATAGTATTTTGTTGGGCCTGTTGGCTTCATTCCGTCTTCCAATAATTTTACAGAACTGCGGCCATTTTTCTCATCAAAAGTTTCTAGGCTTGATTGTATGACATGGCTACCAATCAAAAGTCTTCCGTAGCCAACAAATACTGGGCCTCCTTCTCTAATAGTATTAGCTGGGCCAGTAAAAAGATAGCTGGGCCTGCCTCCGCCTTCTATCTGGCGAAAGTCGTCAAACTCTGGCATGGGGGTTAGAAGATTCGCTATTCCGGCCGCGGCTAAACCTATACCAGACATTATCAAAGCCGAGCCTAAAGGTCCGCCGATATAAAACCCTACTACAATTAATACTACTGCTAGTATAATAGTAAATATATCTCTAAAACTATCACCAGCTCCTTCTATAATAGGGATTATATCTATCGTCTCTATTTTTCTTTTTAAAACTAGTTCAGACTCTTCTATACCTTCAAGCTTATTAATATCTTTACCTTGTTTATGGACAAAGTTTTTTCCGTTTATTAAAACTTTATATTTTATATTTTGCTTGTCGTGATCCATTAAGGTTCTGTAGAGCTTTTTTGTTTGCTGCTCTACTGCTCTCATTGCCTCTCCGACAGACTTAACGGACAGCTCCCATATATCTCGACCCAGCTTTTCGCCAAGGTCTCCGTGAAATTTAATAGTTGTTAGCGCGTTATCCATTGTTATATCTATACACTTGAGTTAGTTTATTAAAGTATTGGTCTATATTTTCACAGTTAGGTTTTTTTCCTACTTTATGATGAAAAAAATTATTATTAGAAATATAAACTCCGAAATGATCTATATTCCTCTTAAGAGAAAAACATAAAATATCACAACTGCGTAAATCTTCAGTAGAGGAAAAATTAATTTGCGTCAAAGCATGCTTGTTTAAATTAAAAGTTTTTGAAACAATATTTAAATTTTTATTTGCCCACTTAGAGTCTCTAGAATCCAGTTCTTCTGGTAATATTAGGCGATATCCTTTTTCTTTTTCTATATATCTCTGCACGAGAGAGATACAATCTGATTTACCCCACTGGAATTTTTCATTTAATATTTGCTCGGTATTGTCTTTATAATCAAAAAACTTAAAAGCATCTGACTTTATGTCGTAAAGTAAAAAATTGATTTTATGCTTTAAGCTATGCTCTTTGTCTTTTAGAGAAAAGTTTGGATTGCCGTTTGTGTGAGAGTGATATATAGCTTTTATCTTACCTAGAAGAGAAGCTTCAAAATAATCGTTGGGGTGCAAAGAGAAAGATATAGACTTTTTATCAGAACAGTTCCTAGCTCTCTTGGCCTTTGTTAGGCCGGTGTTTTCTTCGTGATAGAGTATACCGCAACACTCAAAAGGATTTTCTTCTAAAGCATGATCTTTTATATAATTTATATTCTGCGAACTTAGAAACATTCTTTATCCTCCAGCGCTTTGTTCTAATCTTGTAGCGTTAGGAAAGCCTCCAAATTGGAGCTCTCCTTTTACAAAGTCAGTACCTTCTCCGACAACAACAGACCCTAATACACCCCATCTTTTCCTGCATCCCGATAAAGTTTTAGAGCACAAGTCCGCTATCCAAAAGTCAGGGTTAGGTGGAGCAAACTCACTATTATTCGTAGCGCTTATCTTTTTCTTAGCGACAAAATAATATTTTATACCATTTTTCTCCATATGAATATAGTCACCCGGTTCATAGGTTGATTGATTAGAAAACTTACCTTTAAATACTAACTCATTAACCCCTAATAACTCTTTTATACTTTCGTCTCTAATTGTTGCTACTGGCGGCGCGTCTTCTGGAAGAGTGAGTTCTGACCTTCTTAACCCACATTTAGAATATACATTGTCGGCTAGTGCTTGGGTAGAAGTTCCGTCACTTTCATAAAAGCAACCGCAGCCTCTATAGGTAAATCCACACTTGGAAGCCGTCACGACTCTTCTAGGCAGCTTTACTCCCTCTACGTCTAACGAAGAGCTTAGTTCATAGGCTATGGTAGTCTTATCCTCTGATACCTTTCTTTCTATAAAGAAAACATCTCTAGGAAGTTCTGCGTACGGGTCTGGCTCGTACTGATCTGGAAATTGAGACGCATATACTCCTTTAGATGCCCAGAATCCTGTCTGAGAACCCTCTCTTGTAAATTCTTGTATGTCAGTGAAGTTTTCTTTGTCTAGAAACTTAGCGAAGGTTCTTATCCTAGTAACTCTCGCGCCAACTATATCTCCGTATTTCCTTATAGACCTTCTCAATAAAGA